AAATAGGTAAAAAATAGAAAGTACCTTACGAAAAGGAGTATTGCCCAAACCCACCTTGTAGGTAAGTAAGTGCCACATATCTTAAAGCATCAATAGCATGGTCATTCATTCCTATAACTTCATTCAGCATTTCGCCATTCTTTTGCTTCCACTTGTAACTTGCTAACTCTCTTAAAAGATTAGTACTATCGTTTGTAATATTCATTTTATAGCCTTTGAGTAGGTTTAAACCAGCTCTTACCGAGTCAGCTCCTTTCTTTACCCCACTTGCATTGATACCACAATTAAATAACTCTTGAATAGATTTAGGCTCGGAGCTATCTGCTATAACCGAAGTAATGCCTTGCTCTTTTAATTTATCTGCTAACATTGGATTAGTCAATTGCCTTTCATAGACAAACTCCTTAATATAAAGCTCCCCATTATACCTCCATACCCCAACACAAGCCGAAGGATCATTTGTAAACCCAAAGTCCAAGCCATAACCGACTAAAGCTGCATCTATTGGTATTTCGCTGCATCTTGTATAGTTTCTAAATACTAACCCCTCAATCTTACCGGTCATTCCTCGTGCATATACTTTCCATAACTCAAGATCAACCTCTTTTAGATTTTCAATTTTCTCTACTAACTTCTTGTCTATAAATGGATTATGCCTATAATCGGAGATGATACATTTAACATTTGATTGTCCTAACAATTTCTCATGTACCCAAAAAGCCTCGTTTGGATTGTAGTCAATATAGGTTTTGACTTTAGTACGCATATAAAGCTCATTAAATACATCGTAACGCACCCCATTAGCCTCATTGATAAATAAGTAGTCCCTTTTACCATTCTTGGCATCTTGAGCATCATCATAGCTTTTAAACTCTATTATGCTCCCAGATTGAAAGGTAAATATCCTATCCGACTTGTTATATTCCTTAACTAATTGCTTTAATTCCTCACTTGAGCTCCAAATAGTAATGGCATCTCTTAACGCTCCGGCTTTCAAGTTAGGTATATCTTGACCGGCTACAGTTATAACCAAATTTGGCTGACTTACTGCAAAAGTAAATAGCACTTGGAGAATAGAGTAGGTCTTACCAGAAGAAGTCCCTCCTTGATTAACTACAATATCCTCTTTTGCATCTAAATTAGCTTTGTAAAGTACTCCGGTAGTGAACATTATTTTAAGGTCAAGTCCTTTTCAAGTAAGAATATGGTTGTAGTGTTTGTTGTGTGTATGCTGACAATATACCAACCCTCGTTTAGATAGGTATTAACTTTGTCTATATCATCTTTAATAACTCGTTGTTTCGTGTCCATATTATTTGATTTCATTCTCGCTACTTGCTAAAGGTACTGCACTTTCTACCACCTTAACATTAACAGTATTAATAGTTACCTCTTGGCTTACAGTTTCTTTTGGTTTGCCATATACCCTACTCATTAAAGTATCTAAAGAATATAAGCTACCTTTCTCAAGTGATTTCTTTAAAGCATTTGCGACTGTCTTTTCTAATATCGTTGCATTTGGATTTTTAAAGGTATCTGCCAACTCTTCAAGAGTCATAGACATAAGTACCTGGATAGCATCGTTTACCTCGCTCATTTTGTACCCTTGCTCTTTTAAAGCTGACACAAACTTTCTTGGTCTGCCATTAGGATTTCTTACCTCTCCTTTTTTAGCTGGTCTTAAATTCTGTTCGTTAGCCATTTCTCTTATTTGTTTCTAAATTATTTATCATAACAAAAGCATCTAAAGCCATATCAATCAATCTGTTTTGTTGCTCAATTTCTATCTTTCTTGCTTCATTTTGCAAATGGTCAAGATTTGTATATGATAAAGGTTTATTTCCATAAAAATACCCTTGTTTAAACATTTCATCAATTAACCAATCTACTGCTGATTGCCTTCCCATTATCTATTAAACTTTTCGTTAAAGTATTGCTCTGCAGATTGGTAGCTATTACTCTCAATGTATGCAGTTTTAACTTGGTGCTCGTGTATTTGTTGAGCCTTTATGAATGCTATTAGTAAATCATTACCTATGAAGTATCTATTTTGCTCCATGAATGATTGTAAGAATTCGACTGGTGTTTGCTCCATAGTTATTTATGATATTCTATTACTTTTTTATGTGTTTCTTTTAAGAAGTCCTTATAATTCTTTTTATCTCCGTAGCGAATGTGGCAAATTCTACATAAAGCCTGGAGATTTTCTATTGTATCTTCCTTTTTCGTGCCACCCATACCACGACAATCAATATGATGAATATCAGTAGCCTTTGTGCCACATACTTCACAAGGTATGAATGATCCGGTATCATATCCGAAGTAATCAAGGTATAATTTTGTGTGTTTTTGCATTAAATTACTTGTCCGTTTCTCTTAATTACTAAACTTGGATCTAATTTTTTCATTCTGTCTACTATTACTTGGCAATATTTAGGATCAAGCTCCATTCCGTAGCATTTTCTTTTAAGTTGGTGCATAGCTACCATTGTAGAGCCAGAGCCTAAAAATGGATCTAAAATTAATTTGTATTTATTAAAATATTCAAATATTTCGCTTAATAGTTGAATTGGCTTTTGATGTGGATGTGGGCTGTCTATTCTTTTCTTTTGCTCCCTACTTATATTGAATACATTGCCACCAAATTTTGAATATTCAACTTCTCCAGCTACTATAATTGCTTCCCATTGTTCACTCATACCTCCAGCTCCATTTAAACCAGCATTCTTTTTATCCCATACTGCAATAGTACGCAATCTTAAATTGTTATTTTCTAAAGTTTGTAAAGCTTCTTTAAATGTTCTCCATTGTAGGAAAAATACATATTTATCGCATATATTTAGATTTATAAAATCATTAACACAATCAAATGTATCATCATTAGCAATAGTTCTAACCCCAAGTTGACCTCTACCATATTTACCGCTATTCCCATTGCCATAAGGAGGGTCTGTAAATATTAATTCAATTTTATTTTTATTAATTAATTTATCTAAATCTTGAATATTTGTACTATCCCCACATAATAACCTATGTTCCCCTATTTCTATTAAATCCCCTAAAACTATATCAGTTGTAATCTCATCCGGCACTTCAAAATCATCTTCTTCAGCTTCTAACTCCTCTGCAATCTCAAACCCAGGTATATCTAAACCCCAATCGCTCAATTCATCTACATCCCATTCATTAGCTAACATTTCCCAATCGTGCTCTCCAAAACCTACATTGTCTGCAATAATAAATCTTCTTATTTCATCTTCTGTAAGGTCTTTAGCTGACTTTACCCAATCATTAGGAACTTCTTTATAACCTAATTCTTTTAAAGCCTTTAAACGCATATTACCACCCAAAACAACCATATCCTCATTAACCACCATTGGTCGCAGAGCCATCATTTTAGGGAATTCCTCTATGCTTTTAACAAGTTTTTTAAATTTTTCATCACGGATTACTCTTGGATTGTTCGGATTTGATTTGATCGTAGTTAGTTTTATCATTTTTGTTTATTTAAAGAGTTTACCCTCTGTTTTAGTCATTTTGTTTATTAAATCTATTTGCTCCTGGTTGTTATCGTAATGGATAGCTACTCCCAATCTTTTGACTGTTTCCCACTTGTTCTTTCCATTGGTAAAGTATATATCGCTTCTTCTTATTCCGAGCTTATCTGCCACATCATAAACCTCTCTACTATCCTTGCTCTGTCTTGCAGTAATGATTAATACTCGGTAATTCTCTGCTAATAGTTGCTTTGCTTTCTCTTGACCTTTAGTAGTGCTTAAAGTGTCATCAAAATCAAAACTTACTATTTTAGTAGCAAATTCCCCTTGAGCCAGGATTGCACGATATACTTTCTCGGCTTGAGCTTTATTTGTATATATGCAAGAGCCATTGCCTATCCTATATTTACCATTTGATGCACATTTATATATTGGCATATCTTAAATTAGTTTTATTAGTTCTTCTCCCATTTAAATAAGAAATTATAGTTTGATAATTAATTTTTAATTCCTTTGATGCATCTAAAGCTGAGTCATAAGTTTTTCCAGTTACTAAATCAGTAACCATTTTTTTCATCTTATTATTTTTCTTAATCATCATTTTGCTTTCTTCAGTATGCCTTGTCCCTAATTTTGATATTGATATTTTCTTTTTAACATCATCAGTCATAACTGCTTTAGGTCTATTTTTTAAAGCTGCAGACAATTTTCTCCTTGTTTCTTCTGTTATTACATAACCCTTTTTTGCTTCACTCAATCTTCTTCTTGACTCATTAGACATTTTCCCTCCACCTATTTCATTTGGTGTCCTTAAATTCATCATTTTATACCCAGCATCTAAATAAAACTCATAATAAATACTTTCATAAATATTTAAAGTTTTTTGATCAATATCATTAGGAAGTTCTGCAACTATTTCAATATCGTGACTTTCAAATCCATATTTATTCAAAGAACTATATAAAAATGCTTGATTTTTGCAACTATATTTAGAATATTGATACTTTCTTTTATCAAAATCCCAACTTTGCCCAATATATATATTATTTGATGGACTTGTTATTTTATAGATTGCTACCGGCATCTACTTTCTTTTTAGATTTCTTACCATTCGTACTGTCTTGATTAGGTGCTTCACTCGGTTGTTCAGCGACTTTAAGGCTTTCTTTATATTTATTGGCATAATTATATACTCGGTTTACAAGT